CAAACAAGGCTTGACCAGGTGCACCCCCTTGTCTTCTAAAGACTTTTCCTGGGTACACTGACATGTCTTGACCTGGAACTAGGTTGGTCTCGTCTACCTCAATAATCAAATTACCTGATAGTGCGGCATTATCTACAGCCATACGCATGAAGCCATTCATCAGTGTCTGCGTATCGTCCATGTTCTCAGCAATGCCGACACCAAAGAAGGAGTAAGGATTAACTTCGTATGGTACTGCGTAGTAAGGAATGTAAGAAGGGGTAAATGGATTAAGAACAAGTCTAAGTACTTGGCCGTTACAGACCCAGATGTTAACTGACACTTGGTCTACGTCTTCCATGTCTTCTGGAATATCTACATTCTGTTCTTTCAACAACTCAGTGTCTACATAACCCCAGAACTCCAAGACTTCGAAACGCTCACTGCGGGTCTCTTGGTCATCGTCTTCCATAGCCTGTTCCCACCACTCTTTAGTGTAGGACTCACCCATGGTGATTGCTGTGTCGATAGCATTTGAACGGAAGAAGGGTCTGTTCTTGAGTGCTCTAATCTGGGTGCGAGACATCTTGTGTCGTTCAATGATGTACTCTGCGTCATCCATGTTAGATGCGTCTGGGTCAGGGTAGAAGTTCCAGATAGAAACGGAAGAACACCTAGGCATAGTCTTGATGAGAGGAGAGTACTCCCCTTCGTCTGACCAATTAGGATACTCCTTATCTACAGCGAATGGACCTTTCATAATACCTGTACCAAACAAGGCACACTCAAAGGCTGCTGTACGAAGTTCTTTTCTGGCGTTAGACTCTTCCAGCTGATCATGTATTTTCTTTTCCATCTTCTTCGCAGCAATCATAGCTGGATGGAAAGTAATCTGAGTAGGAGACTCTGCTTCACCCTCTTTGAGGTCTTCCTGTACAGGGGCAAGCTTTGACTTAAGGCCAGCCAGTCTTTCCCTGAAGTCAACAAGTGTCTCACCAGGTTGGATTGCTGCCGCCTCCCCGAAGCCTACTTCAGGAACCTGCTGTTCGTTCATCTTTTTTAGAGTATCTTGAGTCTCTAAATGTACAGCTTCAGTCACACCTTCAGGAAGAATAGTAGGATCAATACTAATGGGGAACTTATTAGCCCCAAAGAGAACCTCTACAATCTGACCGTAGGCGGCAAGAACTTTAGTCTTTGTTACTTTAACGAATACTCTAGACTTCTCAGTGGAAGTAAATTGCACGTCTGGGCCGTAGAGGCCTCTGTAGTTTCTATAGGATCTGATCCAACGCTGCTCTTCACCATTTCTGGCTGTCTCAGCTTTATCAAAACGTTGCTGAACGTAGCCTACTATAGTACCCACTGAGGGGTCAGTGTCGGCGTCTTCGTCTGTATCTTCAATGTAAGATACCTCAGAGTCTTCCATGTAGACTTCTTCTGCCAAGATGTCATCTTCTTCCATAATCAATCCTTAGTATCCAAACGTTGAGTCTGCAGCCTGAAAGCCTGTACGTTGTGTGTCAGAGTTATAATCAAAGAGATTGCTTCTAGGTCTAGTCATAATACCGTACCTCAAAGCATCGTAGATGTGGTCCTCTGACTTGGTGTCTACATCCTCAGGGTTATTCTTGTCTAAAGGTAGGGAGGGTAGTTGAGCGATAGTGTTGTGGCATGTACTGAAGAAAACAACTCTAGGTTCTTCTGTGAAGTCATCTATTTGAAGTCTTCTGTGTAGTTCGTTCTTACCTGCTACACGAGACCCTTTAGACCTATCTGCTGGTCTCCACCTACATCCTTTAACAATCATCTGCTCTGCTAGGCTGGGTCCGGTATCACCTCTTTTATGCCAGAGGGAACTGTCGAGTACACCATACCTTATTTTTTCTTCTGACTCAACCTCTAAAATCATATCAGCTAAATCAGTGGCTAGAACTTTGCTGACGTACATCTCTCTGTACACGATAAGCTGTTCATCAGGGGATACAGCAAACCAAAGAACAGCACTGTAAGATCCGTATCCGTAGTCTGCTGCTCTGAATCTAGGCCAGCTATTCGGTATATCAAAGGGTTCTACGGTGCTCAGGCAGAGAGAGTAGGTTGGCTTCGTACATCCCGTCATCAGAAAGGTAAGGATTATCAAATAAAGTCGCAGGGATAAACTTTCTTTTAAAGAGTGGTTCACCCGAACGACTGTGACCCGTTGGCCAGCAGATAGTCTCACCGTCTTCGTCTGTAGCCCAAAATGCGTCATTGGGTGTGCCAGGGTCAATGAAGGTTTTCTTTACCCAGTAGTGCCCAGGGCCGCCAGGGTTGCTTGTGGCTCTCATGTAGAGAGGGAGTCCACTAGCTTTTGTTGTACGCAGCTCATAACGTCATCGTCACGGTCTAGGTAAGACATCCAGAGAGTTGCACCGCTGGGAGCTACCCAAGTCTTGTCTCTCTCCATGAACTTAATACCTGGAATAGCTCTTGGATAAAGCTGCTTCGATACAGATATGAGTTCCCTTAGTTCCTCAGTACTTCTACGTACAATAAGCATCCTAGCGTTAGGATTGTTGAGGTACCTTACTGGGTCAGCTATTAGGCTGTAGCTCTTACCCCCACCAGCCGCACCCCCATAGAGTACTTCTTGTTCTGTAGCGGCTAGGAAGTTTGTCTGTGGACCAGGGTTTGGCTCAAAGATAATCTCTCTCTTAGGCTGCTCTAGATCATTCTCCGCTTGGCTTGATATCGTCTCGGTCTGACCAGTTGTCTCCAAAGATTCTTTTGGTAGCTCTACCACCAAGTCTTTCTTTTTCGATTTTCTCCGCCCGATCCTGACACGTTTGTCTAACCCTACATGTGATATATACCTACCTGATTGTTGGGTCAACCACTTAGCTACTTGCCTTAGGCTGTACTCCTGTAGGAATAGTTTTGCTTTTTCTAAAAGTTCTAATTCTTCTGGTATGGGTAGTAAGAGATCTATGTCTTCTTCGTCTTGTTTGTATCCGAATGGTACGTGTCTTCCAACTCTAATGATTGGGTACCACTCACCACTCTCTCCCCTCAGAGGCACTTGCCATTCTACGTTAGTGGGGTATGCTGCAATTGAGGCTCTTGAGGTCTTAACCTTAGGCATCTGTATCCTTGGAGGGAAGAATAAAGAGAGGCTCAGATGTTTTAACCTCTACCTTCTCTGTCTTAGTAAATCCTGCCCTGTCCAAGATGTCTTTAGCCGCCATCATCTTTTCCTTGACGCCTAAATCTGTAGGGTCAGCCATTACACTAAACATTGTGTAGGCCGCTTTAGTAGAGGACTGAGAGATAAACTTCTTAGTTCTATCTACAATCTCATCCTCTATAGAAGCTACGATCTGAGCAGTAGCCACGCCTTCGGCATATCCTGCAAGCTTCTTAGCTTTAACAGGATCGCCTCTGGCTTCATCAAACAGAACGTCTAGAAACTTCTGTTGTTTTTCAGTTAGCTGTCGTGCCATAGAATCTTTCTCTTATTTCTGACCGACCGATACCGATATCTTTCAGTTCTTTGTCTGTCATGTGAGTAAGGATAAAGTAGTCTGCTCGTCTTTGTTGAGCTTCTTGGATACTAGTGAGTAGTTTCTTAAACATGGTATATGCTCCAGTTAGTTTTGCGTGTTGGCTAGATTACCAACTGGAGCTAGTTATATACATTTAGTTATATCATACTACAGACAATAATGCAACCCCGCTATTACCCTACTGGGACGAAGGTTTCAGTTACAGTTAGGATAGTGTCTATATGTCCAGCAGAAACAGGAACGTTTTGTATCTTATCCCCTGCCTGAAGGACTAGATCAATGTTGGTAAAAGTAATGTAGTCACCTGCACCTAAGCTTTTACCAGATAGGAAATGAGATGTATAACTGTCTGCTGCTACGTACCACTCAAGGTCCACTGAGTTTGTACTGCCGCCACCATTTACTACATGAATAAACGTTACTTCTGCCACGCAGTTAGCAGGGCATGTATACACGACCTCTGTGGTAGTACCACTGTTGTGGCCATACACTGACCGCATACGGGATGGTTTACCTTGGTTGAGCAGAGACATTACTTCTTACCTGCAATCTTCTTAGCTGTCTTAACTACCCAAGCTTCGTTCACTTCGGTGTCAGGGTCATCAGCAATGAAGTGGCCGTTTTCATCACGAGCACGAACCATCTCTAACTCTTCTTTCACCTCAACAGCAACCTTCTTAGCTGTTTTCTTCTTGGGTTTTTCTTTTCTTGCAATGAACTCTAGGACTTCAGGGTTTTTAGTATCCCACTCGCCATGGATCTTCTGAGCCATAACATCGCCTCTAGAGTTAATTATCTTATCATCACCTTCGTACTTATACACAATTAGTACTTACCCTCCACGCCAAACTTCTTCTTGTGTTGAGAAATAGACTCTTCCTTGTACCGAGTAGTGTACTTCTTATCCTTCCAAGTAAAGGTAGCTTTACCAGCCTTACGGTTTCTAGCAAAAGCTTTACCGAAGGACTCGTTAGTAACTGGGCCTGCCGCAGGACGTTGCTTGGGTCTAAGAGACTTCTTAGGTGCTGTCTTAGTAGGAGCATTCTTTTTAGTTTCTGCTGCCTTCTTGTTTGCATCACCTTGTTTCTTTGTTGTCTTCTTCAAGGGTGGCTTCTTAGCTGCTGGCTTCTTATCGTCAGAAGAAGTAACTACTACCTCAGGCGCAGCTGTGTCGAGGGCACTAAGTTTAGTACCTGGGGCTCTCATAGCTTTTGGGTTCATACCAACAATGCGGCTACCACTTGGTCTTCCTGGTGCATTCTTGTTGGGTGTGATGTCTTTCATAGGACGAGAAGGACCAGAACTACCCGAACCAGACTTTGGTGCTCTGGGCTTACCTACACTTGTACCAGGCTTTGG